TAAGAAGAGTGTTACCCAGTGTCTACTTCAATGAGCCAGCCTGTAAGGATGGTTTAGAGGCGTTGGCCTGGTATCACGAAAAGCGCGACGAGAACAGGAACATAGGGCTTGGACCTAACCACGATTGGTCCAGCCACGCGGCAGACGCATTCGGAATGATGGCGGTGGTGTATGAGCCACCGAACGCATCATGGGGTAAGCCGTTGAGAGTTAATTTAAAGGGTATCGTATGAGCGACAGAATGTCAGGCATATTGGATGGTCTGTCTGACATCGTTGGTGCCCTAGTTGCGCGTGGGCTACCAGAGAGCACAGCACAAAAGATCGCGTCTGGCGAGCTTGCAATGGACCAGGGCAGCAGGGCAGCAAGAGCGGCAGCGCAAGGTTACGACCTTAATAGCCCCCAGTTCCACGGAACATCGTCTGAGTTTGTTAATAGTCAACCGTCATCGGTGGGTAACTTAGGTTCTGGGTTCTATACAACGCCTGATACTGACTATGCCGGTTCTAGATCAATGGTGGCAAAGTTTAAAAAGGGCGTAGACCTAAACGCCGGGCAAAACATTATCCCAATGGTTACAAGGGAGGGTAATTACTTAGACTTAAACCAAGCGCACGTTCCGAACCAGTATTCATCTCCAGACTCACAGCAGGCATTGGTTGATCGCGGATTTGATGGAATAAGGCGCAGCATAGGTGATGAGTTAATAGAGACAAACACGTTTGATCCCTCAAATGTTAGGTCGCTGTACGCAGCGTTTGATCCAGACCAAAAGACTAGCAGGAACATGCTGGCCTCTGGTGCTGGGTTAGGCATATTGGGTGCAGGTGCTCTTGGCTCCAATAACGTGCAGGCTGACGTTGGCTCTATTACTCCAGAAGAGCCTGGATATCGGGACAGGTTTGAGCAAGGTCTTGGTGAGCTTTTTGGTGGCGATAGAGAGGATCATCGAAGAGCGCGTAAGTTGACGGGCGTTTTAGACTTTCTTCCGGGTATTGGTGACGCGGCAGGGGCAGCAGACACAGTCGATTCGTACAACGAAGGCGATTATGTGGGCACTGGCATCAACGGCATTGCAACGCTGCTAGGAGTCGCGCCTGTTATCGGTGGCGGTTTATCTAAAGGCGTTAAAGGAGCAGAACCAAAGATTAGGGCTGCGGTTGACAAGGTTGACGGTATCCTCGATGCGTTCACTGCCAGACAACAGCCACGACAAATTGAGACTAACTTCTCCACTGAGAATGTGACGGATAAGAAGTATCTGGAGCCAATACTTGACGACCTAAAGGTTGACGCGCAGCGGATACAGTACGACAAGCCAGAAATCTATTTGCCTGATTACTATGGAAAGAATGCGTTAGTGACAATGGTAGACAGGTCGCCCACTAACAGCCAAATATTTGGTGTAAATGGCGTAGAGTTTAAGACCCCACAGCAGGTAGGTGGTGGCCGTGATTATATGTTTGATGAGGCCAACTCCCCAGGTGTTGTGTTTGCAAACGAAGAAGGTGCCACGACAGGTATTTTAAACCGTCGAGATTCGATGAGTGTTGACGCAGATAATCCAGATGACATGTTGCTTATCCCTATGGAAATGGCTCCGACATCGGTTGATTTTCCTGACTTTGCTCCTGGCTTGCATACACGCTACGCGCAGGTTGCAATGACCAAGAAGGATAAAAAGTACGTCAACAAGCTAATTCGTACTGGCGGCGGTGGTCATCTTATTAAAAGCGTTGACGCGACTCCCGTTCCTAATTTTGATATCGATATGGAAGGCTTAGACGCTTTTTTACAGGGTCTAACTGGGCCTCAGAGAAAGACGATTAACAACGTGTTTGACATGGTTAACAAGCCAAGCCCAGGTCAAAAAAAGGAAGGTGTTAAGCGGATAGATAGTGCGTTAAGTAATGCAGAGATGCGGGCTGCTGTGTCTGACCCGAATATGTTTAATCAAAAAAGCTTGATGCAGACTAACAATGTTGGATTGATTACTGGAGGCAAAGCGCCTAGCAATCACAACACTTACAACATGGGCATGGAAGGGCGTGGATTAGGTGTATTAAACATACCTAGAGAAGCGCCAGCTACAGCGCAAGACTTTATGCCTGATTTGTTTTCAAGGTCTAACTCTGACTACGTTGACTCTAAAGATGCTTACACAGCTAGAATGGGGATTCGGACCGCAGAGATTAATGATGGGTTACTGAAGCGGCTAGGGTACTAATGACGGTGTCGATAACGATCTGATCATCGTCTTGCATCATAGCGACTACTTGCCGATATTCGGTTGATCCATACTCGATATTAGACTGCTGAACAAGCATTAGTAGCTCATCGATACGGGCGTTTTGTAGTTCATTATATTCTGGCTTTTCCATCGTTACATTATACCAAATCTATTCGAGAAAAAACATGGCAATTACAACCTACAGCGAGCTTAAAACAAGCATCGCTGACTACCTCAATCGTGCGGATTTAACGAGCGTTATACCTACGTTTATTGATCTCGCAGAGGCGCAGATTAACCGTGATGTTCGGCACTGGCAGATGGAGAACCGGGCGACAACGACCTTTGATGGGCGTTACGCAACCAGACCCTCCGACTGGATTATGACCCAGAGAATGCACTTGAGCACCGGCAGCACCACCGCAATGACTTTAATCAGTCAGCAAGCGATGGCCGAAAAGCGTATGGCCGCAAATAATGCATCTGGAAAGCCGTTGTTCTACTCACACAGTGAGTCTCAGTTTGAACTGTATCCAACGCCAGATGCGTCCTATACCGCCGAGGTTCTGTACTACCAGAAGATACCCGCACTGACCGACAGCAACACCAGCAACTGGCTACTGAGCTACGCGCCTGATGTCTATCTGTACGGCGCATTAATACACTCAGCGCCTTATCTATCAGAGGACGGCAGGACGACCGTCTGGGCATCAATGTACCAGGCAGCCGTTGATCAATTAAACCTACAGTCAGAGACTTCTAAAACGTCCGGGGCTGGACTTAAATTACGAGTAAGAGGACTAGGATGAGCTTTTCAAACTATTTAGAGACAGAGATACTGGACCATGTATTTGGTGGCGCTGCGTACACTGCGCCGTCAACGCTGTATGTGGCACTTTACACGGCCACGCCTAATGACGCTGGCGGTGGTACTGAGTTAAGTGGATCGGGCTACACGCGCAGGACTGCTTCCTTCTCAACCTCTGGGGCCACTACGTCTAACAGCGGCGCTGTTGAGTACCCAACGGCAACAGGGAGCTGGGGCACGATCACGCACATTGGCGTATTTGACGCGGCCACCTCTGGCAACCTGATGGCGTATGGCGCACTAAGCTCAAGCAAGGCTGTTGATACGGGCGATGTCTTTCGCATACCCGCTGGTGATCTTGACATTACGTTGAACTAATATGCTTTACAGCGCAGGGAACTACGGCTACGGAGATTATGCCGTCCACTCTATGCTGTATGGAGAGTACCAGTACGGCAGCGCGACCTACACGGGCACCCGGTTAGCAAACGCATCGTCGGCCATAACGGCAGCATCATCACTGTCTGCAAGTGCTTTACGATACCGATCTGGGTCGCTAGAGATTACGGCGGCTGCTGCGTTCACTGCTGCTGGCGAGAAGATATTCCAAGGCGCGGTGCCAATGTCCGCAGCGGCCTCGATGGTCGTAGCCGGGCAGAGTGTCTTTCAAAGATCGTCGGCACTGAGTGCGGCGGCCTCAGTCTCATTCTCGGCCAACATTACTGTGTCAGGTGGCTCAACGATATCGGCACTAGCATCCATTGTGGGTGCTGGAGAGCTATCGGTCGTGGGCGCTAGTCAGGTAACCGCTAATAGCAGTGCGTTATTCTCTGGAAACATTACGGCTGCCGGGGCGACAACCATGCCTGGTGCCGCAACCTTAAACATTGTCGGCACCATACTTTGGGCAGACAACGCACTTACCTCGGTGAACTATGCCGAGATCAATCTGGCATCGAACACTTATTCTGATGCCAATCTAACAAATAATTCTTGGGAGGCCGCGTAAATGGCTGATACAACTACCACATCATACTCGCTTGTTAAGCCAGAGGTCGGGGCATCCGCAGATACCTGGGGAACCAAGCTCAACACTAACCTAGACAACATCGACAACTTGCTCGACGGCACAACTGCTGTCGTAAATATGGACCTAAACACGCCAGACATTGATGGCGGCACGGTTGATGGCGCAGTTATTGGTGGCGCAACTGCTGCTGCGATTACAGGCACTGTTGTGGTGGCTAACACCTCAGTGAATATCGCTGGTGATGGCGCAACCGTTACCGGGATAAAAGACGAAGATAATATGTCGTCTAACTCTGCGGTCAAGCTGGCAACGCAGCAGTCTATTAAGGCGTATGTTGACAGCAAGACAGCCGGAGGTGTGACTACGGCTACTGTCGGCAGTAACGCAAGTGCCACAGCAAATACGCACCATTATGTTGGGACCGCAGGCGTGACACTTACGTTACCAACACCAAGTGTCGGCATGACGATTCATGTGACTGTTGGAAACTTTGTCAACACAATCATTGGCCGCAACAGCAGCACCATTGCAGGCTCTTCAGAAAATCTGACTATCGATGTGGCAAATATGTCAATTGGATTTGTCGGTATATCAACCTCAGCATGGGTATTTATCTAATGGCTACACTAAGTTCACTCGTATCAGCAGGCGGTGGCTCTGCGTCATTCCCTACAATCTTTTTAAGCAAGTCCCAGACATGGGTTCCACCTCAAGACGGCAAAA